TTTAAGTAGTTTTTTACTGTAGACTTCTCGATCTTTTCTTGCTGGGCTTCCGCATCTTTTTTGAACGCTTCCATATCAAGCGATGCTGTTTCGCCAATCGGAGACGTTAACCCTAAAAAGCTAGTGGCGTCTGGTTTTGCAACTTCACTCGCAAATACTTGACCTTTTCCATCTGGCAAGGGTTCATAACCTAAAATATCGGTGCGAATTTCATCGACTAAAAGGAATCTCTCTACTGATTGAGCATGTCTTCCTTTAGTTTCTAAACTACCTTGCAAAGCTTCAATAGATGAGTAGTCAGGCTCAACATATACCTTGTCGCCGTAAATCTTTTTAACTAGGTAACTGTTATTCAAACTCTCAGCTTTAAAATCGCAAATTGGTTTAATAGTATCTTGCCAAAAGTCTCGGTCTTGTACTTCGGACGTTGCGCGATTAACACTGTCTGTTATACCGACCTTAGAAGGTGGGATATTTAGAGATACTAGAATTGAAAGCTTGTTTTCTTTTAAAAGTTCTACATGCTGCATGGCTTGAAGCGTAAACCCAGTATTAACCCACTTTGCGCCTTTTGGTAAAAAAGTGGGTCGCCACCAGTTTCTCTTTCCTGTGAATGTTTGCTCATAGGTTCGCATAAGCATTTTCATACGGGTACGGCTTAAATCTTCCTGCGTTTCAACGACTCCGGGAGCCGAGCTACCGCGTAAATAAAAAGCCATCTCATACTCATTTTTCATTCGATCAAGTATTATAGGACGACTTGCGGCCATAAATATTGACATACCATAAAAAGCATCGAATGGGTTAGGTAGTCTAAATTGCATGACTCTTTCCCACTCGACACGCTGTTTTATCTTACCCCTGTCTTTTTGATCATAGATAACAAGATACTCAGGCATCCCGGTTTCTTTATTGAATTTTATTTCTGCACACTCGGCTTGAACATGTACGCAATTCTCATATTTTTCATCGTAAACTAGAAAATAATTGCCCGATAAAATTAAATCTATACTTCCTGACCAGTCTATTTCCTTATGTGATTGGTACTCATTACCGCAAGTTATCTTTTGATTTAGCGGGTGTGTATCGTCAATCTCATCATTGCTTGAGTTTTTTACAATCATAGGAACCGTCGTAACGGCTTTAGCTATAAGGTTTGCCGTACCAAAAATCCAAGGCTCTTTTATGTATGCTTGCTTGAGTTTTTCCGACATAACCCTGATATCAAACTCTTGCCCAAAGTAGCCGCCAGAACCCGCATCGGACATCTGTTCAATTAAATTTGATGCGGGGTTAAGCGACTTTTTAAGCCTATCAGTAATTTGTGCTTCTAGTGTCTCGATTACATTAGCATCTTTTAAAAATGCTAACTCTATCTTGGCATCGGATTTAGGTAGTATGCTTAATGAGGTTTCTTTTTTGAATAGTTTGTCTAGTAGTCCCATGTGTTCCCTTAAGCAAAAAATGACTCTTCAGAAGTGGTAAAAAAATTGTCTTGCGTATAAGCATCGGCCATTATATCTAAATCTTGATTCTCTTCATCTTCAAAAACCGATTCATCAAAATCAGCTTCGGCAAAAGCCCTAGAATTTTGGTAAGCCGCTGATACAGACATTAAAAGGGAACTTACTACATCGTCATGTTCCCCATCTTCCGCCGCGTAACTAAAAAGCCCCGACTTCGATACTGTTACCCCGTAACTTCCTAACTCAGACTCAAGTTGCACTATTTTTGGTGCCTTGAACCATCCTTGTTCAATCGCAAGGATTAACTTTGTGACCATTTCCGCCTTTGACTTATTAGAAAATACTACAGGAGTTATACTAGCGTCTAGGTCTTTATCAATAATGATATCACCAACACTAGTCCCAACACCAGTAGCATCATATCTTAGGAAGTGCTCCCCCTTGGGAAAAAACTTGGTCAGATATTGCTCTAATCTGTCTACCTGCGCGGGGTAAGATATTTTATTGAATCTTGCGTAACCCACTAGATTCCCATCACCATTAACACTTGTGAAGACACTATAATCACTAGTCTTGGCTATATCCCAGCCCGTATATATTTCGCCCTCTCGCTTTAACGGATCGGGATGAAACCACCAGCGGGGATTTGCCTGTTTTAACTTTATATCTTCCATCCAAAGCTTAGTTAGATCACCGAAGACTTCCGATTCACTAACAAACTCAGCCATATAATATTGGGCAAATAAATTAGGCGGTAAAATCTTTTTAGCCCTTGATATAGCTTCGGGCTCAACAAAAGGATTCTTTTCCGTAGGGAATGACGCCGCAACATAGAAATCGTCGCCAGTGAGCGCATTTTTATATTCGTCATAGTACCAAGTGTAACCCCTTGGCGTTCCCGTTATGATCCCCTTACCACGGGTTTGCGTTATCGTAGTAAGAAGCGAGTACCAAAGCTGCTTGGTTTGCTTTCCAGATTCATCAATTACAAAGCGATCAATTGGATCACCTTCTACCGTAGTCTCAGCATCTTTACCGTGCAAAAACTTTATAAATGAGCCGTTGGGTAGATGAATCTCAAGCTTTGAATCTACGCAATTAATCTGGGGAATATCTGGAAGCATCGCTTTTATGTAGCGGTATCCAATCTGTGACTTGTAGTAAGTAGGAGCAATCCAAGTGCAATAAAGGCCCTTGTAAGTAAGTGCCTCAATGACTAACCACAAAGAACAACCAAAACTTTTCCCGAACTTTGTACCACAAGGGGCAATTAATACTTGTGCCTTAGGGTAAACATGTGACCAAGAGGTAAATAATTTTTGTGCTGGATGCGGGGCCGGTAGGTTAATCTGCACTATCGACATTATGTGGCCCCTGCTATTTCGTCTTCCTCTTCGGCGGCGGCCTTGTCATATTCCAATTCAGGACGCGGATTAACAAATTTCCCGTTCTCGTTAACCATGACATTAAATACAAAATCTGGCCGTGCATTATCCTTTTTCGTGACATCGGCTGTAATAACGCCTGTAGTCTCACCCGGCAACCCTAGCGCCGTTCTTTGGATCTTCTGAACCTCTCCTATTACATTCGTTAAATCCTTCAGTGTACGGCTTGTAAGCTTCGACCTAATAGCATTCCCGTTAGTATCTAACTCAAGCCCCTCTGCAAGGGCTAATTCGGCATGAGCCAAGCAAAGCTGGGCCGCCTTATAGTGGTTTACAGAAAGATCATTTTTCCAAGTTTTTACTAGCTCAAGAATCTGAGCAACTTCGCGACCTACGCCAAGGTTGATATATTTGTTCCCTAAGAAGCGTAAATTGTTTCGGGCCATCTTGGTATTGCGGCCCCAATTAAGCGTCTTAGATCTAGTGATAGCATGCTCTTGTGGTATTCCACGTGATGTTAGGAAGTCTCTTTTGTTCATATCTTGCAGCAAAAAATCGCGATAAAGCTCATCCCAGAACTGATCTGTGAATGATTTCAACTGCTTATGGGTTAGTTTTCTTGAAACTCCAATACCTGACATAGTTTACAATAAATCCTTATCATAGAAGACCATTCTATTAATCATAGGACCACTTAGTATAAATATGAATGCAGATACAGCTGTGAGCCATACACTTTTATTATGTATAGTTATTAAATTAAAGGCATATAGAAAATTGCATATATTAAATAGAAGCCATACAAGTAAAGCCAGTGCCTTAACAATTACATCATTCATTTTAATACCCTCTTTAAATCTTTATCGACTAAAAAGCGTAAATATGAACTAACGCTATTAAATTTTAATTTACTTGCCGCCTCTATGACTTGGTTTTTTACGCTTTCCGGTCCCTTGAACCCTATCAAAACTGTCTTTTGTTCGGGGTCCAGCCTCTTGTTCGGCCTCGGTATGTATGGAATTAGACTTCCCATTTTCTTGCCTCTGCTTTCGATTCTGGGTTACAAAATAGCAAAAAAATTGGGTCATGATCATATGATATTCCCTGATTTCTTGGCTAGTTAAAGTAAGTCGAGAGTAGCGGCTATGATTAACAGCCCACCAAAGGTGGAAACTGATGGGAGTGTAGTCGGGCATCATAGTTAAGGCATCTTCTGTGACCTTACTGATATCCGTGTTCAAATTCTTATAAAGGGCTGAATACTTCGTACTTGATAGAACCCAGTTTTGAAACATAAGGATCATGCCTTTGTTCAGCTTTCTGCCATCCGATTCAATACTAGGTTCTATCATGCCTCGACCTCTCCAACTTAAGTTAAACGCTAAATGAGTGTTTAACCCCAGTCAAGTCTTTTCGAGCAAATAAAAGGCATTTCGCCTAGTGTCGCGCCTAACTTTTCACCACCAAAGAGCCATAACCCCAGTTTTCCTAATGATTTCACTATAGCGTCTAAATGGCCAAAATCTGAAAGTGCATTTAAATCGTTCTAAGGAAAAAAGTGGCCAGCGTGGCCGCCTTCTGGCCGCCTTATTTTGCCTTAACCCAGTGATATTAAAGAGAAACAGCCAAAAATGGCCGTGGCCACCCCCCCTTTCTATAATATGCTATAGGATAATAGGGTATATTTATATTTTCTCTATTTTCCCTATATATAACTCTTTTTTATAAGAAAAGGTTAACCACTTAACCACTTGGGGTTTAACGAAAAGGAATCATTGAAAAAATCGGTGGCCGACCTTTCCAAAAAAAGTGGCCAACCTGCCCACCATCCTTGGCCACTTTAGTGACTATTTTCTGACAACCCCCTGGAACCACGGGCCATGTATAAAAACCACGCACCACGCACCATTTTTTATACATTCAAACAACCGTTCAAATGATTAATAACTATGCAAACCCCCTTAAAACCCACTCTAAGCGCACAAAAACTAAACTTCCCAAATAAAA